GTTCTTCAGAATGATGAAGATAAATTGCGTAAATTGCGACGAAATATACGTGTCATTCGAATCGTAGATATTGAAGATGAATCAATTATGTGTTCTATGTATTGCTTAACTTTTGAAAGTAAGTTTATAATAGTAAATCGACATTTTATTGATTCATGGCGTAGGAAAAGGAGTTCAGGGATGAATGTTAATATTGAAGTTGAATTGATCACTAGTAGTGGTGATACTTTGCGAATGGAAAAAGTTGCGATAAATGAATCTATGATTAAAGATATTAAGAATGACCAAGGAACATCGTGTGATTTATGTTTGGTTTATTTATCTAATGCCAATATAAATGGAGCAGGGAAAATAAGTCAATTTATACCTACTCGTACTGAATTCATACAAATGATGAGAGGTAAAGATGTTGAAGCCACAATTATAGGTAATGAAAAACAAGACGATATAGATGTAGTTACAAAGATGCGTTATGAATTAGTCACAGCAAATGGTGATGATATGACAATGATTCTTAGTACGTTTTGTGATGGTATAACGAAGAGTGGAGATTGTGGTAGACCATACTATTTTAATAATAGCGTGTCTAAGCCTTTGTATGCTATGCATTCGGCTTTGGCAAATGGCACAAAACGTGCAGGAGCCACACCACTTATATTAGATGATATTATGGAGGCATATAATGCATTTACAACTAGTGAATTACCTATAGAAGAAGAAATCAACTTTCAATGCAATGGAAAAATTAGTAAATATTGGAATACGCCCATTGAGAATTTGGGAGAAGTTAGTGTTAACGGTATTAAGTTGAATACTGTATTGATCGACAAGACAGACAAAAGAAAGTGGTTAGAGCATGATGAGTGGCCTAATAAATATGCACCTTCTTATAAGGGAATTACAGATGATTTTCATGCACTGTATTCCAATGCACAGAAATGTATCCCAAAATATACACATGTTATTGAACCTCGTATGCATGAATTGTGTGTACAACAATATATACAACAATTTCCACAAGAAAGGGATAAGCACTTATTAACTGAATTTGAAATTATTAATGGATATGATACTATGAATAGGCTAGTTATGAGCACATCTAGTGGTATTTTATCAAAATGGTTTAGCAATGGCAAATATGACTTCTTCAATAAAATTGATGACGTTAATTATACTTTTTCAGAGAAAGCAAAAACTTTTATCATTCCTATACATGGACAAACATTTGTTAAAAGATTGTCAGATTTGGAAGATAATCTTAAAGTGGGTATTGTTAAGAACAGCCCATTGTGGGTAGCAACTATAAAGGATGAATTACGGAAAATTGAAAAAGTCAAACAAGGCAAAACACGTATATTTGAACAACCATCGTTAGAGTATACTATGTTAGTGCGTAAGTATTTTGGTAGTTTTCTTAAT